GTTGACGCTACCATATCTCCACGATAGGAACTCCTATAATATTGTACAAAGCGATTTTGTTGGCATAACAAAAGTTATTATTACAGCCATTACTAAATTAGGGCATCTTGGCGGGACGAACGAAGCAGTCAACATTAATACTTATCTATGGGCGGAAGATGTGGTTTTATCATGCCCCACAAATGCCGAACCTCTACTCATGACACCTCAGTCTGGTGACGAATACGGGAAGGGAATTGTGTCTCGCACGTCCTATGCCATTGCGCATAGGGCAGGCATGTTAAAAGATATTCCTGGGATCAAACCTTACGCAACAGCCACACAAATTGGGGCGGGAGCCGTGGGTGATGTTGCCAGGATGTTTGGTTTCGCACGCCCTACAAACGTCTCAGAAAGCGTTTATGCTAAACCAGTATTAACTGAACCTTTCGCCAATGTGGACAGGACAGATACCATACCAAAGTTGACATTCGATTCTAAACAAGAGACCACCGTTGACCCACGCACCGTAGGGTTGGGGGAGATGGACCATATGGCCTTCCTGAATATTGTACAACGCGAGACATATCTTACTAATTTCAAATGGAAAGTTAATGGTACTAATGCCGGTAACTTACTATGGAATTCAGGAGTTGCTCCTTGGCTGCACGCCCGGTCGACAGCTGGGGCTATTTCTGTGCCCGCGTGTGCTTTTATCACAGCCCCTTTTACTAAGTGGAGGGGTTCCATGAGATTTCGATTTCAAGTGTGTTCCTCCCCTATGCATAGGGGCAGACTTCGGATTTCTTATGACCCTAACCATAATCTCACCGGGAAGAGTGAACATAATACCGTCCTGTCTGAAATAGTGGATATTGGAGCGAATTCTGATTTTTCCATAGTCGTGGGATGGCACCAACCTCGCTCTTACCTCGATGTGCCAGAATTAGGTTCTCTTGCCTTGGGAGCACAATATGGATCTTTGCCTTTACCCTTGACCAGTTCGGATTTGTTCAATGGTTTTTTGACTGTTCAAGTCGAAAATGAGTTGACCACCCCTGGGATTCTCACCGCGGGGGCAGGTGATGTTACCGTTAACGTCTACATTAGTGCGTGTGAAGACTATGAGGTACATGACCCTAGTCCTACTTTCATGGAATCCTATTTATTCCTTCCTCAAGCTGGCTTTGAACCACAATCAGGAGTGGAAGATTTGGTTTCCGACTCTTCGCACCCCGAATATGCACCAGTCATTCGGGAATTCGGGAATAAATGTAAACCCGATCACTCACTTATTTATCATGGTGATCCAATTGTATCAGTCCGGAGCGCCGTTAAGCGTTATACGCTTTACCGCAGACACACTTCCGGTACGGTAAACACAACACCCCAACCCGGATCGTGGACTTTCACCACCAGTGCAATCCCAAAGCAGAAAGGGAAGGGCCCCGCTGGTGATGTAGCGGGGGTAGCGTATGTACACCTCACTCCAATCACTTATTTTTCCATTGGCTTCCTCGGATTTCGAGGGGGTATTAGGCATAAAATGATGATTACTTGCCCCCGTGCACAGCATATGACCGGGAGTATTTCCCGTTGGAGAACTAGTACAGCGGATACAAACGCAGTGACACTATTCACTGCACCACCTGCCAACACTGGATTGGCATACAAAGACTTATTGGGACTAGCCGGCACCTCCAGTGGATGGTCCGGTTTATCCACCAACAGTCTTATGGTAACACCTATGATAGAAGCCGAAATTCCGTATTCTACAACGAGGCGTTATATCATGACCCGTGCTCCTATGCCAGCACAACTAGCACCAGAAATGGGTATGAAGTGTGAAATCAGATTTTCAGCGTGGCCTACAACGGCAGCGATGTATGTCGATGACTTTGTGTCAGCAGCAGATGATTTCAGTTTATTCTATTTCGTTGGATGTCCGCTATTGTACAAGCGTACATTAACTTAGAGCATTATGAAGGTTCCCGAAAAGCCTCAAATCGGCGCTAACAGTCGTACTGTAAACCCACGAGTGACCCGTGGGTGAGATTATCAAATGATAATCTTGAGAAAC